CATCAGGATATAAGGAATGTTTCTCTATACAAGATGCAATCAATGTAGGTATTACAAATACTCACGTTGGAGAAACAAAAGCAAAAGCATCAAATACATTATCGGCTTTAACAGGAGTAACTGGAGATACTATTTCTATTTATTTTCAAGAGCCAATTAATCCAACTAATACAAATCCTTCACCAAACAAAGTACTATTAGGTCAATTTACTTTAATTGGAAGTGATACAACTGCAACTATTGCAACAGGGTTAAGAGATTCAATAAATGCAAATACTTATTTAACGGGATATACAGCAACAGCAACAGGTTCAGTTTTAAGTATTACAGTTCGTTCTGGACTTGGTATTTTCCCAAATACAGGAACACCATTCTCTACCGTTATTGCAGGAACAACATCATTAACTTCAACATGGTTGCAAGGTTCTTCAAACGTAACGGCAGGAGTTGCATCAGTAGTTGATGTATGGTATTACCACATTAGCGAATATTTTAGAATGAATCCTAACGGTCAGTTATGGGTAGGAATAAATGCAGTACCAGTAACATTTACATTTAGCGAAGTTCAATCTTTGCAAACTGCTTCAAGTGGTAAACTTAGACAAGTTGGAGTGTATACACCAACAAGAACAGTAGTAAGTAATTCATCAGCAGATATAGCAGCATTAAACACTATTTGTCAAACATTAGACACAAATAAAATGCCATTATCGGCAGTACTTTGTGAGGATATGTCATCAGTTACTGATTTAACTACACTACCAAATAATTCGGTATTAAGTTCGGAATGGGTTTCAACTGTAATAAGTCAGGATGGAAACGCTCAAGGATTTGCACTTTATAATGCTTATGGTAAAACAGTAGGTAATTTAGGGGCTATTTTAGGAGTTATTTCTGTTAATTCAGTAAGTGCAGATATTGCACAACCTGTTTCACAAAACAACATCTCTAATCAAACAGAGAATGAAGTACCTGCTTTAGGTAATGGAACTTTAATGAGTACTGTTTCGACAGGACAACAAACTCAATTTGATAATTATCGTTATATCTACACTAATAGTTATGTTGGATATGTAGGTACTTATTTTAACGATAGTCATTGTTGTATCATTCAGAATAGTAATTACGCTTGGATTGAGCAAAATAGAGTAGAAGCGAAAATAGAACGTATTTTATATACTGCTTATTTACCTTATTTAAAATCTCAATTACAACTAAATGCTGACGGTACATTATTTGCACCATTAGTACAATCTTTGCAATCAGTAGGTAATAATGCTTTATCAGGAATGATAAGAGCAGGTGAATTGAGTGGAGTAGAAACAATTATCAATCCTTTGCAGAATGTAACTGTAAGCGGTAAGTTAGTAGTAACACTTTACGAACAAAATAACCCGATTGCAAGAAATATAGAAGTTGACATTAACAGCGTAACAACGCTACCTTAAAAACTAAAAAATAATGAATACACCGTTAATAAATGGCGTAAATTACGCATGGTCTAATATAACTTGGATGTGGTACTCTTTGCCACTAATAGGAATTAAATCTATATCTTACGAAGCAACTCAAAAAACTGAATTGAACTATGGAGCAGGTGTACAACCTATTTCAGAGGCGGTAGGTAACTATGAGTACAAAGCAGAGATTGAAGTATATTTAGATGAATGGAATAAAATAATTGCAGCAGCACCAAATAATGACCCTTTACAAATACCTCGTACCGATATGCAGGTTGTATTTGGAGGTTCAAGAGTAAATGCAAAAGTTGATATTTTACAAGCTGTTAAATTTACAAACGACCCTATGCCAGTTAAACAAGGGGATACTATGATAGCAGTTAAATTAACACTATCAATAGCAGGAATAGTTCACAAATAATTAAACTACTAAAAAACTACAAATGTCAGAAATTTTATCACAAGAACAAATCCAAACAAAAGCCGATGAATTGTCGGCTAAGTTTGGTAATACAGTAACACCTATTGTATTTAATATTTCGGAAACAGACCAAGTAATAGGATATTGCCAAGAACCTGAATACGATGTTTTGATGTATGCAACAGATTGTTATTTAAGTAAAGAAATAAGCAAGGCAAGTGAAGCTACTTTAAAAAATTGTTTAATAGTAGAAGAAAGCGACCCACGTATCTTATCAAATGACCGTAAAAATGCAAGAATTAAAGCAAGTTTTACAAGTGCAGTAACAAAATTAATTATTCCATTTGTGGATGATTATAAAAAAAAATAGTAAAAATTCGTGAGAAAGTAAGAGGTTCGGAATACGAAAGAACAATAGCACTAATAAAGTTCTACTTCAAAGAAGATGCAAGTAAAATGAAATTAGATGACTATTTAAGAACAAAAGAACAACTATATTACGCTCTCGAAACAACAGGGCAAATGAATAAAAACTAAAGCCGTTAATTCGGCTTTTTTTATTAAAAGATAAATGAGTGTAGATAATACAGACGTTAAATACACCCTCATATTAGAGGGTATAGATAGGCTCGAAAACGGAATGAAGTCCGCAAAGCATCATACTGATGCGTTGGGAGAAAGTATGCACCATTTAAAAGAAACAGCGTTAGAGTTAGTTGGTGCTTATGTTGGGTTTGAGGTATTAAAAGAAAGTTTAGGTGAGTGGGAGTTACATCAAAAGGCGGTTGCTAAACTCTCTCAAATGTATGATAACAATAAAGATAGTTTACACGAAAACCTGGCGGAATTAAAAGAGATTGCTGAAAAGCAGGAGAATTTAACAGGTATTCACACTGAAAATACAATGGCTGCCGAAGCAAATCTAATGAAGTATAGAGATTTGAAAGTAAGCTATGAAGAATTAATACCAGTTGCAGCAGATTTCGCAAAGGTGCAAGGGGTAGATATTGCAGAGGCGGCTAATTTAATGGGACGTGCTTTATCTCATCCTGAACAAGCTATGCGATTATTAAGACAGGCAGGTATTTCGTTAAATAAGCAGCAATTAGAAACGATTGCTAAAATGGAACACGCAGGTAAAGGGGCGGAAGTACAGGCTAAATTAATGGAATTATTAAAAGATAAATTTCAAGGTACTGCAAAAGCTATGTTTGATGCTGACCCATCGGCACAATTAGAAATAGGTTTTAAGCAAGTTAAAGAAAGTATAGGTGAGTTATTGGAAAAGGGATTGGTTGCTATTTTGCCATATTTAAAAGCTTTTATGGAGGGTGTAAAAACTGTATTTGAATATTTAAAAGAACATACAGGATTGTTAAAAGTTATTGGAGTTGGTATAATGAGTATTGGAACTGCAATGGCTTTTACATCACTTCGTACAGCCTTTTTAGCAACTGAATTTGGTGGACTTGCTGCAAGTTCAGGGATATTGGCAGCAGCAGAAACAAGTTTAGAGAGTATTCAATTATCTTTAAATGCTGCTATGTTAGCAAATCCAATAGGTATATTAGTTGGTGCTTTAGCTGCATTGGTAACAGGTTGTTATGCTGCAATAGAAGCACACCAAGAGTTATTGGAAGAATATGATAAATCTACTAATAAATTAGAACGAAATGCTCAAGAAGAACAACTAAAAGCATTATACGACCAAACCAAACAGTTACAAGAGAAATATCATTTAACTGAAAAGGTAGCAAAAGCAGAAGCGTTAGCTTATCAACAACAGGCAGCACATCAAGAAGTATTAAATGCCCAACATGAAGTAGCTTTGGCTTTAGCAGAAAAAGAAAAACATAAATACGATTTATTTAATGGTAAAAGTGCGGAGGAATATGCAAACGCAATGCAAAATTTGTCGGTTGCACAGGCAAGAGCAAGTGCATTAACAGGTAAGGGTGTATTTAAAGGAATGGAAAGTGCAAAGGGAGGTAAGGGCGCAAAAGAAGCATTAATACCTGAAAGTCAATCTGACAAAGTAAGTGGAACAAAACAAGTAATAATAAATGTAAGTATTAATAAATTAGTTGAACTAATAAAAATTGAAGCGCAAAATATAAAAGAGGGTGCAAGTTCTGCTGCTTCGGATGTAGCAAAAGCGTTATTAGGAGCAGTAGACCAATTCTCTGCTTCGGCTGATATTTAGAATAAAATGAATCAACAACAAAAAATAATAATAGAGGCTTTTGGATTAACTTCAGTAAATGTAGGAGTTAATATCGCTCCAGGAGTTATAGGTAATTCAGTTGAAAGAAATGTTTATAATGGCACAGTTCCACAACCAAAATTACAAGATAAGCCTTACGGTAATACATCATCTTTAGGAACACCAATATTTGCACCATTAATAATTGATGGGGGTAGTTATAATACTATTGTGAATGGGCAAACCACAACAGTAAAATACGATAGAATGGTATTAGAGAATGCCTTAATTACTTTAACTCAAGCGCACAATGTAGTTTTAACAACTATACAAGGGAGGGATAATGAAGTAATCGAGTATATTGGTAAAATGAGTATGAGAATTAATATTAAAGGTGGCTTATTTGGAACGAATAACAATAGACCAATAGCAGCTATTTCTAATTTAATAAATATGCTTAATAGTAATCAATATTTAAAGATTGTTGCGCCAAGTGGGGACGGTCATGGTATTTTAACGGAATGGGGGATTTCACAAATAGTTGTTTTAGATAAATCTATCCCCGAAATTGCAGGAGGTTACAATTATCAATTATTTGAATTTAATGCTATTCAAGATGTGCCTGTAATATTGGCAACAACAGGGAGCGGATCAACTAATATAGCAACAGCATAAATGTTAAATTTAGTTTCTAAAATAGTAATAACACAACAACCTAATATAACTTATCCTTATAGGAATGAAGTTTATACATTGGATTTTGTTCACGATTGCGAAATAGTTTCCACATGGAAAAATTTAACAACAACTTGTAAACTTACTTTTCCTAAAAAAGTATTTGTACAAACGGAAACAGGATTAGTAAATTGGTTTCGTGATGATATTTATGCAAATACACCAAACTCAACAGTACCACCAATATTATTAAGGGGCGACAAAATAAGTGTTCAACTTGGATATTATTACAATGTAGGAACGACAAATAACCCTGATTATGTTACACAATTAAACGAGGAGTTTAACGGATATATTACAAAGATTAATCCTAAAATGCCTTTAGAAATAGAATGTGAGGATAATATGTGGCTTCTAAAACAAGCTATGTGTCCTAATATGGTATTTCCCTCTGGTACTAATACAGCGACTTATAAAGATAAAGACGGCAATACAATAAGTGTAAAAAGTTTTGATGGCAATAATTGGGATGTGCAAAATATTATAACTTGCCTTTTAAATAATGCTTATGTATCAGCTAATAATGTTTATTTACAGGACAGATTAATACCTACATTAAAGACAATTAATGTTATTAATGGCGAGGGATTAAGCGAAAATATAAGTACAAACGTTGGTAATTTCAGAACGCAAAATGAAACGA